TACCCAACACACAAGAAATCAAATCATAATCACCTAAGTGATAACGCAATTAAATTACAGGAGGTTAAAATGTCAGAAGAGGAAAAAGAGAACGAAGTTCAAGAAGAAGCTGAAGTTCAAGAAGTAAAAGAGACTAAAAATGAATCTGAAGAGGAATCTGAAGAGGAATCTGAAGAATCTGAAGAAGAAGTTGAAGTTGAAGAAAATACTGAAGTTAAAGCACTTACTGAAAAAGTAAATGCAATGGGATCTGAAATTGCTGAATTAAAAGCTATTTTAAAGAAACCAGTAATGAAAAGTAAAAGTGAACAAATAGACAAATCAGAAAACTTTGTAGAAGAAAAAACTCAGAATCCTTTAGACTTAATATAATGGAAAACATAGGAACACAACTATTGACAGGAGTAGATGTTAAAGGAGCTTATGCTCATTCATTCGGAGCTTTAAAAGACAAGACTAGATATGTAGATCCAATCACTGGAACAGATCTAAGAGCAAGTCTTAATGAAAAGTTACAAGATGGAATTGTTAGAATGAAAGCATTAAACACTACCGCAGGTGGAGGAGGAACTGCTGGATACGCAATGATCCCAGTTTATGTAGATCCAAGAATTGTTGATCAAACAAGAATTGAGACACCTTTAGTAGAGTTAATACCAAGAGTAGCAAACCAAGGAATGTACGCAGACTATAATTCAATCACCGCAAAGGGTGGAGCTTTTACTGCTGCAGAAGATGCTGCATTAGCTGAAACAACTACAACCTATGATAGAGCAAGCACAGCAATTAAGTACCTATACGCTGTTGGTAGAATAACAGGTCAGTCACAAGCTGCAATGCCAAGTTATATGCTGGAAGGTTTCCAACCACAAGGTGGAGGCTTAGGCAATAGCGCATTTAGCAATGTTGGAGCACCAAATGCCAAACAACATGAAGTATTAATCAAAGCTAGAGAATTAAGAGAACTAGAGGAAAATCTTATTATTAATGGGGATGCAACCACAACTGCAACACAATTCTCAGGAATTGTTCAGTTACAAGATACCACAAATGTGAATGATCTTGAGGGAGCTGCATTAACATATGATGATATAGAAACAGCAATTTTGTATGCTATACAAGATGGTGGAAGACCAAAATTAGGGGTTGCAAGTCCAAGTGTTGTTAAGGATATTCGAAAGATTATCATTGATACATATAGATATAATCCAAGTGATATAGCATCAGGAAGTTTACCATTCGGAATCTCACCAAGTATTGTTTTAGAAACAATGGCTGGAAAAGTACCTGTTATCTTTAGCAGATATTTATCAGACGTAAGTGGAGCAAAACAAATATACTTTTTAGATACTGATTGGATAGAAATGCGAGTTCTTTTAGATATGACCTATGAAGAATTTGGTAAAACAAATGATTCAAACAAGTTCATGCTTAAAATCTACGAGTGTCTTATTATGCGAAACACAGCTTTCAATAGTTTCATAGATAATATATTGTAATTTTTTATTTATTTTATATTTTTTAATCTTTTTTTCAAAGCAAAAAAAGTGGAGAACGGCCCTCGTGGAGTCCGTCGTGTGGTTTACGCACAAACCAGACCCTTATTATTTGGGTTATAATTAAATAACACAGGAGGTTAAAAAAAATGACAGATAGAGGAGAAGTAGGAACAGTAGTTGAAGTAGCACCAAACGCAGGTGTAAAAGTATTACTAGTTACAACACCAGTAGCATTTGTAGGTGGAACAGATACAATAGCAGTTGATTTAGGAGATTACGGAGCATCAAAAGTTTATGCAGTTTCTGGAAGTTACCAATCTACAACTGGAGAGATATTAGCAGATGCAGCAATAGCAGTAGATTCTAACTCAAGTGGAGTAATAGTTATATCAACAAGCACCGCAGGAACAGGAATTTACGGAATAGTTATCTACGCTTATTAATCTGTTTTATTATTAAAATGGGACAAGGATTAAAAGCAGTAGGAGGAAACCCAGCTAGTCCGCCTTATAGGAATGGACCGTATACATGGGACCAACACGTAACTTTTTCAAAAGGAATTAACGGAATAATGAATGGTGGAAAAACATATTATGTAGATTCATCAAGGTCAACTTCAGATAATGGATTATCATGGACTAAAGCATTTATTACAATTGCAGAAGCAGTTGCAGCTAGTTTAGCAGCAGGTGGACATCACGATACAATTTTGATTAAGGGAACTGATAACGAAGATAGCGATTCAAATCCAGTAAATGATTACTCAGAAAGTGTAACAATCGATGCAAGTCAAGTAGGATTAAGACTTATCGGAATGGGTAATGGACCAGAAGGAGTTAAATGGACCGTTGGAACAGCTGAAGGTATAATCTTAACTATAAATGCGATTGATTGTGTTGTAGAAAATATTAGGTTTAGACCAAATGGAGCAGCAAGTGGAGCCGCAATATTCTTATCAGCAAATGCAGATTTAACTAAAAATGCAAATGGAACACAGATTAGAAATTGTATCTTTAGAAGTACAACTGAAACAGCATTAGCAGGTATTCAAACTGAGGGAGCAAGCGATGTAATTGTTGAAAATAATGTATTCACATCAGTGGCAACAGCAGTATTACAAAATACTACACCAGCGCATGTTACTTATCGTATGATAATTAGAAATAATTTGGTTGATGATAAATGTACAAATGGTTTTGTAATTGATGGAAGAAGTTGTTTACTTGATAACAATAAATTTGCAGGAGCAGGTTTAACAATGATTATAAATACTAAAGCATCTAGTGGAACAGGTTCATACAATATAGTGAAAAATCATACATTCAAGGTTACAGCATACGAAACAAATTGTACTGGTTGTGATACAGATGATTGGTGGTTTAATTATTGTGATGACACTGGAAGTAGTACAGTTTCAGCAGCTTATTTGACTATAGGAATACCAACAGGTTAAAATGGCAAAGAAAATATCTAAACCAATTAAGAAAGAAATGCATGGTTTAACACCAGAGCAATTTGCAGAATGGGAACTCTTAGAGGTTAACCTAGAAATTTACAAGAAACTCAAAAACGTTAAATAAATTTATTTTTTTATTTTTTTCTTGTTTTTTAATTCAATAAAAACAAGAAGTCTTAGGACTTAAAACAATTAAATAGGAGAAAAACAAATGGGAAACATCAGAAAGTACAAAATATCAGCAACGATACCTGCAGGTGGAACCGGAGTAACCGCTCATAGCACAGCTATTCGTGGGAAAATTATTGCAGTTGGAGTAAACTATCCAACAAATAATTGTACAGTGGACTTGGACTCAGCTGGGGAAGCATCGGCACAAAAAATCTTAGATTTAGCTGCTGCTAACACAGACAAGACATATTATCCAAGAACCCCAGTTAGCACATACACTGGCGCAGAAACAGTTCTGTCGTACACAGCATTGAAAGTTTATGAACCTTTTGTGGTTTATGGAAGAATTTTATTGACTGTAGCAAGTGGAACAGCTGGAGACACAGTATCGGTTCATGTAATGGTTGAGGAGGAATAATGAGATTCACTAATTTAGGTGAATCTATGAAAATTCGACAAGGCAATAAAACAGGATATAAATGGATCACCTTAAAAAATGGAGAAGAAATAGATCTACCAACAGAGGTAGGAAGAAACAAAGGTCTAAAAGAACTTGAAGTAACAACAAGTAAAATAGGGCCAACAATAGTCGAAACTAAACAATTTTCTTTTAAAGACGAATTAACAGAAATTAAAGGAGTTGGGAGTAAAACAGTAAAAGACATTCTTAGACACTATCCAACAAAAGAAAACTTAATTAATAATTTAGATAATCTGGGATTAAGAGATGATGTTGAATTAAAATTGAGGAAAAAATATGGAAAATAAAAATGGTTGTTCATATGGAAAAGTAAATCGTAACATGATTGAAAATTTATCTACAGGATTTAAAGATTTTAGAGTAGATATGCAAAATGAATTTAATGACATGAAAAAACTAAATACAGAATTATTTAATCATTTATCAAGTAGATTGCCTCCTTGGGCAACAGCATTAGGAGCAATAGGAATTGCAGTTTTCTCAGCAGTTATTGGAATATTAATAGGAGGAAAAGTATAATGACAAATGATGGAAACTATGTAACTTTAGCATCTGTTAGAAGAACAAGTGGAATTGGAAGTACTGAAATATCAGATGAAGATGTGAAAGCAATTATAGATGAATGCGAACCTCAAGTGGAAAGAATGTATAACTCAGTTTTTACTCCAAAGGAAATAATAGAAATAAGAGATGGAAATGACACATTAAGAATGGTTCTAAGAAGAAATCCAATTTTAGCAGTAAGAGATTTATATATCGACGGAACTCAAGAAGATACTGCAAATTTAAATGTTTACAGAGAATCAGGAAAAATTGAATTAAACGACACAGCAACAGTAAGTGAATTTAAATTAGGATCAAGAAAAATAGTTATAAAATATGTTTTTGGATGGTTAGAAAATAGCACAACAAGCACAACAACAGATACAGCAAGTGTAGCTGGAACAAGTATTGCTCTAAGTGTTGTAAGTGAAACAGATTTTGCTGCAGACGATTGGGTAGAAGTTACAGGAATGGATGGATATATTGAATGTGCACAAATATCCGCAACAGAGACTGGAGAGTTAACAGTGGACAAATTAGTTTATACACATGTTTCTGGAAGTACAATCACAAAATTACAAGTAAATGAAGTATTTAAAAAATTAATGAATTACGCATGCTCAATTTCAATGGTAGCACGAATAGTTGGCCAATCTTATACTGACATTGTTGGATATGGATTAGGAGAATTAAGAGTACAAAAGGGTGAACCTTATACTCAGTGGAGAGAAACAGCTACTCAATTAATTAAAGAAAGGGACAGGTTGATGAAAGCTATTAAGCCAAGACCTTGTATTGTATAATGAAAAAAATAATATTATTTTTAGGAGTAGTAATTCTTATGGGATTAGTTAGTGCTGCAGATTTTACTCCTCAAGGAAATATTAACATGAGGGATTATTACAACATAACTAATGTTCCAGAATATAATGGAACAAATATTAACATAACTGGAAATTATTATGGGAATGGAAGTCAATTAACAGACATCTCAGCAAGTACAGCAAATCAGTCTACTTGGTGGGGAATTTATCGCTATGCAAGTGATCTAAACAATTTAATTACTTCTATGTGGGCAAATATAACCGGCAGACCAACTCATTTAACTAATTTTACAAACGACTTAGGAATAGGCAATTGGACAAAGGATAGTTCAAATTATTATAATACTACACAAACAAACTCACAAATAGAGAGTTCAAATACTTCTATGAAAACTTATGTGGATGCATTAGATACTTCAACAAATGATTCAATGAAAATATATGTAGATAATCAAGATACAACTTTTAATGACTCAATAAAAACTTATGTAGACGATGTTAATTCTTCTCAAACTAGTTGGACAGATTTATTCTTTGTAAGATTTACTGAATTAGTTGCTCAAGTAGGAAATTTTAGTGCCTGGGATAAAAGTTATGATGATTTAATAGAAACTCCAGATGTTTTAAGTAATTTCAGTGATGACTTAGGAGATAGAGGATATACTTCTAATTTAAATTTTACAAATGATGCGGGATATTATAACTCAACAACTCCTCAAACAGAAACAGATCCACTTTGGACAGGAAACCAAAGTTCATATAGTACAACAGTAGATATTATTGCATTTGGATATTATAATTCTACTGATTTTGTAATTACAGATTACTATTCAATAACTAATCCTTACGGATTTTATAACTCAACTGATTTTAGTATTTCAAATTACTTTACAAGTGCAGAAGTTTTAGCTTTTAACTATTATAACTCAACTGATTTTAGTATAAGCGATTATGTTAGTGCAGTTACTTTAGCTGGATATAATTACTACAATTCAACTGATTTTAGTATAAGCGATTATGCAACAAATATTAAGGTAGATAGCATTGGAAATTTTAGTGATTGGGATAAGGATTACAACGATTTAATTAATACTCCAACTTTTACTAATGATACATGGGTAGACACTTATTTTGTAAGATTTACTGAGTTAGTTGGACAAATAGGCAATTGGACACTAGACAAAGTAAGTTACTCTACAAAGGCAGAAGCAGATTTATTATACTATGACTTAGGAAATTCATTTGAATATTGGAATGATACTTATTCTACATTCAATAAAACTTATGCAGATGGTTTATATTACGGAATTGGAAATTCTTTAAGTTTCTTAAATCAATCACAAACTGATTTGTTATATGCTATATTAGGATACGGAGATGACTGGAATAAAACTTATGCAGATACATTATACTATGATTTAGGGAATTCATTAAATTACTGGAACGATACTTTTGCTACATTTAACAAGAGTTATGCAGATACACTTTATAGAGAAGAAAGTTGGGATAACTTCACCGGAATACCAACAGCTACTCCAGCAGATGGAGATGACACTCATTTAAGCACAGCAAATCAAATAAGAGATTATGTTATAGGGTTGGCTTATACACCTATTGCAGATTTGGTTGGATTATTAGGTAATTGGTCAGCAGATAAGGCAGATTACTCTACAACAGCAGAAGCAGGTAATTTATATGCAACAATAGACGAACCACTTTGGACAGCAAATCAATCAAGTTATTCAACAAAAGCTGTTGCAGATGGATTATATTCAGGAATCGAGTGGGATTATAATCAAACTACTCCAGCAATAACTTATGCAGATGGAAAATTCTTTAGTGATATAGTAAATTTTACTGGAACATTAACAAATGCCAAATATTGTGTTTATACAACTGGTACAGGAATTGTTTGTAATTCAGAGAGTGGAGCAATAACAGAAACAGATCCATTGTGGAGTTCAAATCAAAGTAGTTATTCAACAACTGCAGATATTATAGCATTCGGATATTACAATTCAACTGATTTTGTAATTACAGATTATTATTCAGTAACTAATCCATATGGATTTTATAACTCAACTGACTTTGATATTTCAGATTATTATTTAAAATCAAATCCATATTCATATATCAATAATTCTAATTTGATTAATAATTCCATCGCGGACACATTGCACAGACATTCTGAATTAGTTGCTTCTGATGGAGCTCCTGACCCTGCTTTGAGTGTTAATGCTTTAGGCAACGTCGGCATCGGGACGGCGAGTCCAGGGGCGAAGTTGGATGTTGTAAGTAGCACTTGGCCTGTTGTAGATTTTACTCGTAGTGTTACTGGTTTAAATTCATTTTATGGAGTTTGGA